CAACGTACCGCTCGCTCCGGCCGAGCTTCGCCGCAAGGTTCTGCTTCGCCTCCGACCCGAAGCCATACCGCCCCGTCTCAACCAGCGCATGCAAACCAAGCGCTTCCTCCATCGGATTCACCGACTCGCGCTGGTCATTCTCAACGACCATGACCTCGATTACGTCGGCATCATCAGTCAAATCGTTCCGGACAATCGCCGGCACCTCCTCGATCCCCGCCTTCTGGCAAGCCGCATGCCGGCGAGCCCCGCAGACAATCTCATAACGGCCCTCCTTCGCTGCCGGCCGCACGATGATCGCTTGGAGCAACCCAACCGCCCGGATCGACTCCGCCAGATCATCGATCGCCGAATCATCAACGATCTTTCGAATGTTCAAAGGTGAAGGCGAAATCGCCGTGAGGGACAAGATTCGAATCTCTGAATGGGACATAAACCTAACCTCTACGCTACTATTGGCATCGTAGATTTGCTAGTTTGTCTCGTTTTTGCTACAAAGTCAATCGGCAATACGTCGAAATAATTCGGAAAATGGTTACCAGTAGACGAGCTACTACCTTTATGACCGCCGCCGAGAAACTCTTTGCCATCGCGAAGGATTTGAACTTACGCACCGCCGACATTGCTGATATCGTGAACCTCCACGAAGCCACCGTTCGGAGCTGGCGTCGCGATCGACAACCCACCGTCGACGCACTCAAGCGATTCATCGAGCACGCAAACCAGGCCGGCCACCAACTGTCCCTCGACTGGTTCTATGATGCCGATGACGCCGTGGCCGAACGGCCCGCGCCCTATAACGGAATGGCCGCCTCTGACTTTGCCGCCTTCCTCGCGATCCGCACTTCCGCCTCGGCCATTGCCCGTCTGGCAAGCAATGACAACATGGAATCAATCCGGGCCAGTATCCAGGATCTCCTGCGCGAACTCGACGAAGCCATCGACCTCTACCGCGAAGTCGCCCAAGGCGAACCAACTTCAACCTTTCGCGCCCGGGCCATGGCCACCATCGAATCCGCGGCCGACTTTGCCAAGAAGCAAACCGGCCTAATCTAGTCGCGATACTTCGCCAACTCGTATTCGCAGCGCTCTAACCGCTTTTCCGTCGCCGCAAGGCCCCGCAGCTGGACCTTCAGCTCTTGGATACGCTCACCCTTCTCCGTCTTCACAACGACAATCCGGCGCGTGAGCCGATCGACTTCCTCCTGCAGCCGCATGATCCTATCGCGCTGGTCGTCGCCGACCTTTTCAATTCTCCATACAAGCCAGGCCCCCCACGCCATCACCACCATCAACAATAAGGCGCCCCACGGCGATCGACTCACCACCGCCAGCCCGACCATCGCGACCGGCCCGGACAGCAGGCAAATGAGCCCAAACAGCCCACTCGCAATCTCGCGAAACTGACCCATACAACCAGTATCCCTGAACATTTCGCCGATCACGTCGTGCTTTTTTCATCATGAAAGTTGCTTTTTGTATCGCTAGTTGCTACAATGGCAATCGTGCCCTATGAGAAAACTCATCTTCATCGCTCTCGCCGTGCTCGCGTCGGCCGCCGCCTTACTCGGCCCCCCGCCAGTCGAATGCTCAAGCATCGACGGCCCCGACTGCTACGACCTCAACGAATCCGATGACAACTGGGACGGCCACCAATGGTAAAGACCGCCGTCAAGTTCGACCCCGAGCTTAAGCCCTGCCCATTCTGCGGCCGCGAAAACCTCGAGATTACCAACGGGAAACACCCGCTCTTTACCATCACCTGCTTGGATTGCGGATGCAATGTTTCGGGCCGGCTGATCGAGTCACCACATGACCGCGATACTCGCTTTCACTTCACGCACGGCGTCGAAACCCGCTCCGTTTTCGAAGCAACCTACGACCAACTCTGGCCCGAATTCAAAGAGGCCTGCGACTCGGCAATCGCCCTTTGGAACACCCGATCATGAGCGACGGCAAGGTCCAATTCGGAGTCGGCTCCATCTTCTCCCCTGAACTCGGCGAGGCAGAGGTGCGGCTGCAGATTGGCGGTGCACCACCAATCAAGATCACACCCAAGGCCGCCGTCCTTCTCGGGAACATCCTGATCGCCACCGCTCACCAGGCCGAAGCGGATCGCGAGATCTTCAAGTATCTGACTTCTGAACCTGTCGGAATGTCGTCAGACGATGCCATGGACTTGGTGAACAATATCGAGAGGGACATGCTACAACCATGACCATCACCCTCTCCCCTTCTGACTTCGCTTACCTTTACGACACCTGTCCCCGATGCTGGTATCTCAAGTGCCACAAGTTCAAGCCGCCGAAGGACCAGCTCCCCGGCGTCTTCCAGACGATCGACCAAAGGATGAAAGCGTCCCTCGACGTCGCTGCCTTCCGAACCTTCGGAATCGAAGTCGAATCACTCACCCCCGTCGAAGCCCTCGTATCCGAAGTATTCGAAGTCGAAGGCGTCCAATTCCAAATCCGCGGCAAGCTTGACCGCCTAGCCCAGCTGGTCGACCACACGTATGCGATCGCGGAATTCAAGACCGGCATCCCCGGCGAACGATCGCTCAAGCGATTCGAACGTCAGGTCCACGCCTATGAATTCGCCCTTCGTCGTCCCGCCGCCGGCGAAGGTAAAGAAGTCAGCCAAATCTGGCTGATGCACTTCGACGGCCGCGATATCCGGAGCTCCTGGAACGGCTCGCGGCTTTCCATCCACGCCCCGATCGAAGCCCGTCAAATCGAGCTCAACCGCGCCGGCTTCGAGACTCACCTTGAGATCATGGCGAAACTCGTTAAGCAATCTCGCCCACCCGAATCCGGCCCCCGCTGCGCCACATGCCAACACATCAAGGCCATGACCCGCTGGCTCGATAACAACGCGCAGAGGGACCCGGAAGACGAAGAAAGCTGTGAGCCCGGCCCCGAAGTCCGAAACCCCGTCAACCCCTCCCACTACAAAAACCACGCCGTAAGCCCGATCGAACTGATCAAAGCCTACGACCTCGACTTCGAGCTCGGCAACGTCATCAAGTACGTCGCCCGCCACGCCGAAAAGAACGGCCGCGAAGATCTCCTCAAAGCCCTTTGGTACCTCCTCGAGACCTTAGATGATCTACGTGCGAAAGTTCACGGAGAAAACGACTTCAATAACCGCGCCGCTGTGACTGCGGAATCCTTAAGAGAACTCATCAAGGATATCGCCTTGGTTCGACGGGGCCATATGTCCTTGAAAACCTTCGGTCATCTAAGCGCGGAGGATGACTAAGTGCCACGCCGCAAAACACTGATGACACCGCCCGACGTCCCAATCCGCAAACTCGCAAAGGCCGCTTTTGATGCCGATGTATTGGCTCGTGAGTCCGAACAGCAAAGAAAGCGGGAAGAGCTTATAGAGACAATGTTTAATTTTGCCTTCGATCTATTGCCGGGGGTGGAGATCATAGATGCAACCTTTGACCACTCCGGAAGCACCCTTGGATTTAAGGTTGACGGATTCGTGATTAATATCTCCGGTGAGCTTGATACCTACAATGATTCGACACAACTCACTGCTAGCCTGGAAGGAAGATGGGGGAATAATTACAGTTTTGACTCCCTCGCTGAACTGCACAAGGCCATTGTAAAACGTGACCAGGAGCCACTAGTGATGTACCGAGAACCTCGAGCTCCCTTTGGAGGCTGGAGGTGATCCCGCCCGACGTCCCAATCCGCCTCTCCCGCCTCGCCGAAGAAACCGGCTGGGGACTCTCCACCCTCACCAAGTGGATTCGCGCCGGCGAGCTCGTCGCCTGTATGGTCGGTGGGGTATATCTGGTCACTTGGCAGGACTACCACGCCTGCATCGCCGCCCGTGCCACGACGTCTCAATCACGAAGGAACCTTCGAAACCTCGCCCTCGACCGGCAAGGTCAGACTCCGCATGCGCGTCACCGGCCAAACCCTCGTCGGCCCGTGGATGCTGAGCCGCAAGGAAGCGCAGACGGCCTTCCGCCAAAAGTTCGCCGCCCCCGAACCGCCCACCCCAAACGGACAGACCCTTCGGACTTTCGCAACGCCCTTGCTCTCCGCGTCGTGGCACAAATCCTACGCAACGACAACCCTGGATCTCCATCGCCAAAATCTTCGATCGAGAATCCTGACTGATCCGATCGCGGACCTTTTGCTCGAGACAATCGCCGCCAATCCCGACGTCCACGTCGCCGCCTTCCTCGCCCGCCAAAGCGGATCCCGATCGACAATCAACAACGTCATGGATAGCCTTCGCGCCGTCCTCCGCCAAGCCGATATCACAACGGCCGTCAAAGCCCCCCGCAAGCTGGCCAGTCCCCAACCGTTCGTCTCCAACGCAATGTATGAGCAGCTGGCCACCGTCGCCGGCCAGAACCCCGTGGATTGGCGCGACGTCGTCATCGTCTGCGCACTCTTTGAAATGGGATTGCGCCGCGAAGAACTTGCGGCCGTCAGGCATGAAGATCGGATCAGCAACAGCCTGCGCATCAGTCGCGCGGCCGTGGTCACTTCTAAGGGTGTGGAAATCAAGGGCCTCAAAGATGACGGCCAGGTCGCCCGCCTCGTCCCGGTCCCGCCTGCCCTCTCGGAATTCATCGGCAGCGCAACCGGCTACCTCGTCGGCTGGACCGATGAGATTCCCATGCGGCCGCCCGCAATCAACTACCGCGTCCGACGCCTCGCTCAGCTCGCCGGCCTCACCCTCCCGCCTCGCTGGGGCGCCCACGCCTTCCGCCGCGGAATCGCCACCGAAATGCTCGGCGCCGGCGTCGATGTCAAACAAGCGGCCGCAATCACCGGTCACTCCGTCGAAGTCCTCCTCAAACACTACGCCCAGTCCACCGAAACCGGCCAACACGACGCAATCGCCCGCGCCCGCGGAAGACTAAAGATCACCAAAATGATCACCAAACCCGGCTCATAACCCCGATTTTGAACCTGCTTCCACTAGGTTCGAATCCTAGTCCGGCAGCCAATTTTGAACCTGATTTCTAGTTCAAAATGGCAGGCAACTCCCCCGAATCACGCTCGCGAGCGGTGATAATCGCGACGCAACTATCACCAAAACTATCACCACAACCCAGGCGGCTAAACGAAAAAAACGGGTCGCCAACCCAAGTGAGTTAGCGACCCGTGCAAGTCTTTGTCACAAAACGCCTGCCGGCAGACAATAGGGATACGTGGCAGTTGCAACACGCAAGTTTTGGGACGTTATTCTCGGCGACCTTCGTTGGATCCTCGACAAGCTCCGAGCAAAGAAAGAGGCGGCGGCAAGCCCTGCCCTGAGCTGGGACGAACACCAATGGTAGCGGGCCGCTAGGCCAACGCGCACCAAGTCTTGAAGCATTGACGAATCCGCTCAATGTCAGGCCCGCATGTCTCGGGCATGTGAATGAGGTGAATCAACTCATGGATGATGCCCTGATCCCCCAGCACCACGCTCCCCGGTTCCTCTTTGAGCCAGCAGATGACGCAAGCTAGGTGAGCTGCCGCTGGGAGATTCGCCAGAAATTCCTCGTCGGACATTTGAACGAACTTCTCGTACTGTTCCTTAAGTTCTTGGTAGGAAAGGTCGTACCGACTGGTTCCGATTACATATTCGATTGACATAGGCTAACGACTCGTCGAAGCTACTGCCCCGGCTTCCAGAAACACCTTTGCCCACCCGTCAGGTCCATAGACCCCGGCCACTTCGCCCACGGTCGAGGCCCCGTAGAGACTGACAATCGAATGAGCCGAACCTTCGGTGATTCGCTCAATGTCGATATTGGTGACCGAAAAGTGACCATCGGCAAGGTCCAAGATTCTCAACCCATCGAACCGACACCGCTCGGTCGTGACTGACCGAATCGACGCCACGCCGCCGCCGTAGATGGTGATGAGGTTCCCGGTCCAATCCTCAACGCCCAAGGACTCAAGGATCAACCCGCCAACCCCGATCCCATAGAACGCCTTGGCCCCGGCGATCTGCCGCACCCCGTCACCCAGTACCGCAATGTCCCGGAACCGATTGTAAGGCTGACCGATCGCGCCCGCGTTCCCGAACCAGAAGCCCGAGTACGCAATCCCCGTAGCCTCGACCCGCTCAATGGAGTTCCCCCAGAAGGCCGAAGCCCCTTGGCCCGTCGAATGGTTCCCGAAGCCGATGTATTGGTTATGCAGACGCAGGTCATGGAAGTGACCCCAGTAGACCCCGTTCGCGTCCTTCACACCTCCGGCGTCGAACATGATGCCGTACTGCAGCGGAGTCGAAGCCGTGGGCCGATGAGCATTCTGCAAAGTAAAGCCCGACCACGCATACGAATGGCGTTCGTAAGGCAAGGCTGTCAGGGACCGAAACACCGGAAGCCCTGGCGCCGTCAGTTCGATGGTAACGATCCGCTTGCCCAGACCACGGATCACCGGAACCCGCGTAACGTCGATCGTGCGCGTTGTCCGAAACACCCCGCGTTGATCAAGCTCCAGAACCCCGGTCTTCTCCGCCGCCTTGAAAGCCCGCGCCAGACGCCCGGTATCGTCGGTTTCGCCGCTCCAACGCTTGTGCCCCGACAACTTGGTTGTTTGAGCACAAGACGCGGCGCAAATCGCCGACAGGGCGGCAAGAATCATGACTCTCATGCGGACCTCTCCGCCATTGTCAACGCGTCCGAGATAACCCTTGCCGCTACCGAAGTTCCCGCGACCTTGAGATGCAGTCCGTCCGCCTCATAGTACGTGGCACTTGTATGGTCCATCAGCTCGGCCGTTTCGGCCAGGTCCGCTACAAAGTATCCGTCGACCGGAGCGTTTGCGCGAATCAACGCGTTGAACTCCGCCCGAATCAACTCTTTTGCCGCCGACCAATTGATGTCATGGATGGTGCAGACGATCGCCGTCAATCCAAGGGCCTTCTGCGCAGCGACCCAGGTTTGGACTTTCGCAAACGACGTAGCCGCCGCCGTGCTTGCGTCGATGTCATTGGTTCCGCCCCAAAGTACGGCCGCCGTCTGCTGCATGTGTGGCAGCTCTTGCAGGCCAACGGTCGACTGATCATCCGCAAGCATGTCATCGAGCACCGCGCCGGACGTGCCGTAGAGCGTGACGGCCATGTCGGGTCGAAGTATCTGCAACCGCGCCCCGGTGGAACCCTGCAACTTTCGACCTCGTCCAGTCGCGAACTCCGACATCGAGCCGCCTACCACGAGCGAGTCCCCGTCAATGCCGACGTTCCGGATCGTTCCATTGCTGGCTAGCAGCTGCGCAACCACCATTCGGGCCTCTTCGATCGAGTGGTTCACGGTACACACCAAAGCCTTCTTGAGAAGCGTGTCCCACGCGCTGGCGAAGCCGGTGTGGTTCCCGATGATCAAGTCACCTGCCGTGGTCCAAGTTCCAGACAGGCCCGTCTCGGTCACGTAATGACCATTGACCCCTACCGTCCGAGTGGTCGCTGTGGTGACTGACCACAAAACCAGGTATTGCGAAATCGTTTCTCCTGGAAACGCTGTAGCACCATCGGCGTGGCCTGTAGTAGCGGCTTGCCAGTTACTCCCGTCGTTCCACGTCCGGTACAAGCGTCCCGCCGATCCGCCCAGTGCATCCCGGCCGTCATTGGCCGACGGAACACCGTCTTCATCGACGGCCTTTACGAGCGCGTACATACTCGCGCCTGTGCTCGCAACTCCGGCCCCAAAGAATGCGCTGGCCACGCACCGCTTTCCTGCTCCACCGGCTTTGATCCATCGCTTCCCCGACGAATCCACAACCAACGTATGACCGTTCGTCGCCGTCGTGCTCGCATGGACGGCTCCGGCGAGATTGGTCATGCCGAGCACCTCTTCCCCGTCGGCCGCCAGCGTCGTTCTCGCCGCGTCGGTATAGGCGAAGTCTGCATCAAACAGACCGGCAATGCCACGAATCGATGTCAACGGCAAACTGCGAAGTGCTGCCAGCGCCGGGTTGAGAGTGTAGCCTCGCGGCCCCGTCGGCCCGATCGCGCCAATCTGCATCAGACAAACTCCGTCAGGACCACCGAAACATCGGCGCCCAAGGACATCGCGTAAAGGTCAACCTTCTCACTGAAAGCGAACGGCCGATCCGCCCCCGCGGGAATCAGCACCGTCCCGTCCGTAATCACCGTCATCGAGGGCGCCCCGTCAACAATGTTGGCCGCGCGAACCGTGATATCAACCGTCCCCGTATTCCAGACCTGACATTCGATCCGCCCCTCCCGGTTCGTCGCCGGCGTGATCTTCGTCTCGCTGTTCGTCACCGTCGTCACGGTCCGCGGCCCTACTGAATGAATTGTTCTGTTCATGTTCTCTTATCCTAAAATCAACAAAGGCACCCTCACGAGTGCCTCCTGTCCGAACCTTGTCGTCAGCTCCTTAGAACCTACTCCGTACCCTCGACCGAGTGCGCGATCGCGATCGCGATGGCCCCGAATCGTCCTTCTTCTTGTCCTTCTTGCCCGAGTAATGAGCGATCGCCGCCCCCGTCGCATTCGGACCAAAGAGAATCGCCCGAATCGAATCACTCCCCTCGACGTCGAACCGATCCTTATGATCACCTTCCGCAACCGCCAGGATTCCCTCGGCCGTCTTCTTCAGCTGAGCTCCACCAAACGGTAGCCCGATCTCAAACGTCAACGCACTGGCGACCTCTGCCGGCGAATCCCCGCTCAGCATCTTCCCGATCGACGACGTCAACGGTGTCGTGCCGGCGAAGGTCACCGCCTCCGTGTCTCCCAAGACGTCCTGGACCTTCATGCCCCAAATCTCCCGCGGCAGCACCCCCGCGACCGTGGTTCCTCCCGGCACGGCCGATAACCCTTCACCCACCGGCCGGCCAAAGAACGCGATCAACTTCTCCGCGGCGCCCTTCGAATCATCTACGACGATCCCCGCCATGTCATTGGCCATGTCGATCGCATCCGGCAACGGCCGCGAGCCGAACACCTGCTCGTACACCGAGTTCGCCACGTAGAGACTCACCATCAGCTTCGATGCCATCCAAGCCATTTCCTGAGGCGTCCGTTGCCGCTTGTTCAGATAGTCGTACTTGATGTCCTGGCCAAGGAACTGCACAAAGTTCCCAACCTCATATTGGAACTGCAGGCCAAGCCGCCCCCACCGAGTCTTAAAGATCGGAGGCATCTCCGCAACCGACCGACCACCCACGATCTTCTCCGTCATCGTATCGGCATACCGAACCGCGTCCTCGATCGACTTGCCCGCGCCGCTCGCCTGGAGGTGGAACCCCTGCCAAAGCGTCCTCGTCACCGTCTCCTCGATCACGCGCATCGGCGTCCCCGCCACGTGCGTCGCCTTGTCCCAAAACTCCGCGGATAGCTCCTGTTGCAGGCCGTACCGACGCCGCAAGAATGGCGAAGCCTGCGAGATATCGGGCACCGCTCCACTGATCGTCGCCACCCTGGCCATCGCCCCACGAACCATGTTCGAACCGCCCATGATCGGCAAGGCCACGGGCATCGCCGCCGTCTGCATCACCGCCGATCGAAGATTCCCGACAATCTTGTTGCGGCCAATTCGAGCGGCCGCCCAATCGAGCAAGATGTCCAACCGCTTTCCGCCGGTCCCCCCGAGCACCTTGTCGAGCCCGACGTCCATTGATTGCTTCTGGCCCGTGAGCTGGTTCGCAAGGTTCTCAATGTAGCCGATCACCTGACCCCACTCGGAGTTCACGTCGTTCTGCTGCAGCACTCGCGAGAGTGTTCGCCGGCGCACGGTCGGCTCCATCAAATGAATCTCCCGCAAGGCGACGTTAGTGTAAGCCTCGAACGCGGCAAGCGAATCAAAGTTGGCCATGACCCCGTGCCGCTTCTTGGCAAACCGGTTCGCCACGCTGTTCCGCTTGTAGTCAAACGCTCCACCCATGGCGCGTGCTTCGGGATCCAAGCCCAGCAGCTTCTGCCAAATCTCGGCTTCCTCCCGGATGTGCGTCATGTAGTCCGGCCGCTCCGGAATGAGTCCCATTTTGTATCGTGAGCGCTGGGCATTCATCCGCTGCAGCAGATCGGCGTACTTGGCCTGGTGCCAATCTGCGATGTCCCGAATCCGGAACCAATCGTTCGGCCTCAATGCCTTCAGCTCGTCTTCAAAGAACGGCACTCGAACGACTTCCTCTAAGCCATCCTTCGCCCTCTTCATCTCCGTCTTGAAGCCCTCCGCCGTCCAAAAGATCAGCTTCCGCGCTTCCTTATCCCCCGCGAGATTCCCATACACTGCGGCCATCTCCTCCTGCAGCGCAACCATCTCCTCGGTCATCGCCGTCGCCGCCTCCCTGCGGTTCTCAATGAGCCAGTCGTGAACCTCTTCGCTTCGCTGTGATACCTTCGCGACAAACCGTTCCTCGTTGGTCCAAGCCTCTGCCGTGTTTTCGAGCCTCGAAGCCCACGTGTTCATATCGCGAGTCACCGCTGCCGGCACCATAACATCATTGGCACCGATCACGATGAATTGCGTCGAATGGTCGGCCTCCTTGCGTCCGGTCACCGGGTCCTTCTTGTAGAACGGCCGCGTGGCCATCGGTGTCCCCGCCATTTCCAAAGCCCGCCTCACCGCTCGGTTATAACGAGACTTCGCGATCTGCGGATACTCGCGCTCGAGCATCTGCTTGATCGCCCCGTAACTGCCCCCGGAATCCCGGTAGACCTCCCCGATCGCCCGCGCCGCGTCAATCTCTTCAACCCTTCGGATAACCTCGCTCGCCTGCGCGTGGCTCAGCTTCTTGTTCGTCTGAAGCCACCGGCGCATCGTGCCCTTTTCGCCTTGGAAGTCATCCGCCTTCGACGCCATGACCACCGCTAAATCGTCAACCACTTCCTGGAACAACTCCGGCGCCATCCCTGGCCGTTTTCGCGCCTTCGGGTCCTGCCCTTGCGTGGCCGCCATGGAAGCCCTCGACTCCTGCCTTTGATCCTTCCTCGCCTCAAGAACCGCCCGCGCAATCGCATCATCCATTGAGTCGGCCCTCCCTCGCAACTCACCATCCGGAGAATAGAACTCGAACGGCTTCTTCCCCGCGCTATCTGCGTCGCGCCGGCGAACTTCCCACCCTTCCGGTAGCTCTCTCGGCTCGCCCGCACCTTGAAACAACTGGTCAATTCCACTGAAGTCTTCCTCAAGGTGGATTCCTCGGTTCTTGTTGATCTCAGGCCGCTTGTAGGTAGTCGTCGAAAAGGCGTCCGCCAGGACGTCGCCATCAACGAGCATGACTCCAAAGATGTGTCCGTCTCTAATCCCTCGACGCAAGGCTGCGCGCTGCCCTGCTGTGAGCGTCGTAAAGGAATCCGCTTCGATGAACATGATCGACGCTACGGCCCCTTGCTGCCGATTGTATCGCCGGGCAATTCCTTCGCCTCGCCGATTCAGCAGACCCGCCAAGTCATTCAACTTGAGCGACGCGATGTAGGCCGTTTTTGGTGTGGCCCCCGCTGTCATGCCAACCACGACGACCTCAGCTTTCGGCACCGCCTTTCCAACCAGTAACCAGGCGTCGCTTACCCCGCGCATCGGCGTTCCAATCAGCTTGCCATATTCCGACGTTTGCGCAACATCCCATTTCCTCTCTGGAAATGCCTTTCGCTCCGTGACGACTCTGCGCGAGACACGATCCATGTACGAGTACTCATTGTTGTCGATGACGATTCCCGCCTTGAACTCAGGAATCTCGGAGAAGGTTTGTTTCCAGGAGCGGGTGTCATTCGTACTCGGCGTTGAAGAACCTGACGGGTGATTGTGAAGATGGTAGACCGAGTCCGCCCCCAACTCACGGATTCGCCGACCAATCCCTGCAACATCATCATCCTGGCCATACCAAACTGCGGATGCCGGCATGCGTACCGAGAAGGACTCGACGTCAACGATGACACCGTCTTTAACATAGATAACGCGGCTCGTCTCCCAGCGCGGGTCACGAACAACTTGGAAAATCGTCGCTATGTCTTCGATCGAGGTGACTTCTTTTCCGATGAGGCTTGCGCCGCCGGCTTTCTCAACGTCTTCAATGATTCGAGCAGCGAGCTGGCTAACTCCTCGTCGTGATAAAACTGCTTCGATCGCTTGACGCGCGCCTTCGATTTGTTCGGGCTTGGTGTCTGGTCTGACTTCATAATCAAACTCGTATTGCTCGGCTTTGAATCGAGCTCTCTTCCTACCGTCAGAATCATTGACGAGTTTGACGTCCAAAAAGGTTTCATTGATCGACTTGCCACTCCGCTTCGCCTTGATATGATCGTAGTACGCCCGAACGATCGGGTACGGAATCTCTTCCGGATCAAGGTCATCCTCCCGGAACATCATCTCCGAAGGCTGCCGGCCGTCCCTCGGAGCAACCGTCTGACCGTGGATCGTCTCCCGCGAAAGCGACGGCACCAGGACATAACCCGGATCGTTGTAGTACGTTTTCACCCAATTGATCAGCGCATTCATCAGCGTCGGATTGAACGCATCCCGGTCCACCGTGTACGTCAGGTTCCGCTTGTCCGGCGTCCATTGCCCATTCCGCTTATGCCAAGGCGTGTAAACCCGCTCGCCCGGCTTCAGCCGCGGACCTTTCTTCCCTTCCACCAAAGGCTTAAGATAAGACCATATGAGTTCGTCTAGGTCCGATCCTTCATCCCACGCGCCCGAATCCATTTCCGCCCGCTGGTACGATTCCCGCGCATCGGAGATAATCTGTTCGATCGATCGCGTCTCATGCTCGCGCCCGAGCCTCGCCAGAATTCGATCGATGAGCGCCTGGTCAACATCGTCCCCATACGGATCAAGCCGCGGATCATCCGGATCGATCGCGAATATCTCCTCAAGCTCCGCCCGCTCCTGAGCCTCGGCCGCCAAGATCGCCGCCTGCGCCTCCGCTTCCTGCCTGGCTAACCCCTCCTCGATCTCCTTTCCAAACAAACGGTCAAAGAGCTGCCGAGCATCCGGCGACAATTTCTCCGAGAGAGGCGATTCGTTAACCCCGCGGTAGAGCCGCTTCATCCACTCCTTGATCTTCGCGAACGCTTCACGCAACCCAAGCGTGGGTGCCTTCCCCGTCGCTACATAGGTCTCAAGCGCTCGCGCAAACTTTTCCTCTGCCTCGACCGTCCAAACTCGACCCTTCACGCCCGCCCACTTTTCAACCTTAAGGAAATCAATATCAGCCAAACGGTTATCGCGGTAGATTTCGCGCCGGTAAATGTGGCCCAGCTCGTGAATGATCGAACTCACGTCCGGCTTCTCCAAAGCCCGAATCAGCGCCCGGCCATCGTCAAGAAACTCCACCATCGCCCGGCCCGATTGCGCGAGACTCGCATCCCGAACACTCTCCATCCGCCCGCGCACTTCGTCGGACAAACCGGCCTTCACGTCCTCCGGCTCAACGTGGTACCGCCAACCGTCCGGCGTCTCAATAATCGGCCTGCCCTGAGTCGCCCAAACCACCTGTCCGCTCAGCTCCGACACCTCGCCCGTCTCCGGGTCGCGATACTCAAACTCAACCTTCGGGCCCTGCCTCGTCAAGCCCGGAACGCGCCGACGCGCATCCGCTTCCGCCTGCTCCTTGGAAACCTGGAACCGCTCACCATCCCGGCCGATCCCCGCGATTTTCTCCGTGAACCACTCCTCCGGCGTCCGGCCCGTCTCCGCCGCCCACGTCGAAGCCCACGCATCCGCGAGCGCGGTCACTGCTTTCGATTCATCCGGCCGCAGCCGGAACTTGTCTTCGATCGCCGCCTGGAACTCGAACCGATTCGTCACCCGCGTAATGAACTTCTCGCGTGGCGTCGTGTCCGCCGCGTCCTGTTCGTTCCGCCTCTGCAGCTCAAGCAAATCGGTATCGACCTCGATCACCACCCCGCTCGCCTTCAGCCGCTCCGCCGCCGATCCTGCATCGAATCCCGAACCCTGCACCTTCGCCGGCTGGACGTCCCCCGGAGACTGATCCGCGATCGTCGTCGCGATCTGCTCCGCCTCCGCCTTCAGCTCCACCCTCTCGGCCGGCGACAACGCCTCAATCTGGTCCTTGACCACCCCTTCCGTCTTTCGCGCCTGCTCCGGCGTCCGCTTCAGCCAATTCCGCCACGCGATCGTCGTCTGAGAATCCCCCGCCTTGGCCACCCACTTCAAACTCGGGTCGGCGTAAATCGTCCCCTCATAAACCTTCCGCAGTACCGGGTACCTCGCGAGTGTCGCCTGCACCGCGGACGCCTGTGAATACCCCGCCTCGCGCAACCCGAGAATGTTCCTATGGGCACCACGAGCCGCCGATGTCCCATAAGTCACACCCGCCACCGCCACCGCGGCCATCAATCCGCGGGCAATCCGCTCTTCCAGGTCGATCCCCGACTCGAACACGTTGATCCCCGTCACCGCCTCGCCAATGAGGCTCTTAGCCCCCGCCACGACGCCCTGCTGCTGAAGCCGGTCCACCGACGTCCACGCTTCATCCGCGACTCGCAGATGAGCAAGCCCCGGCACAAAGAAGGATCCAATGTTTGTAACCGCCCGGTAAATCTTGTCGCCCGGTTGCGGCTTCGCCAGCTCGCGCTCAATGATCGACTCCCGATCCCACGCGTTCGGATCATCAGAAGGATTCGGATCGCCCCGCAGCTTCCGGCCCATGGCCGCAATCAGTTGATCGGTCTTCCCCCGGTCCGTAATCGTCTCAATCCCCAAGGACAGCATCGAGCCTGGTCCAAAATCCCCGGCCGCCCCGCTCTGGGCCAACCGCTCCTCGTCCGTGCTGAGGTCCTGATCCAGACCCGCCCACGCAAGCCGCTGATTCCCCTCTTCGACCCCGAACGTCTGCAAGACCGCCGGCACGATCAAACCCTGCGCCGTGCTCGCCGTGAGACCGCCCTGGTCCATCGCCCGCAACCGTTCAACCAGCGACTCACGGCCCACGTACGAGTGCTTCTTCTCGCCGAACGTCGGCATGCCCACCATCGCGATATCCGCGAGACCCATCCAGTACTCCGTGTCCCGCTTCGGCGCCGCCCGCTCCAACCGCCTCAGACGGTTCTCAAGGTCATACCGCCGAACACTCTGACCACTTGGTAAGCGCACAAACTCCATGAGCTGCTCTTGCTCAAACGGCGAAACCAAACCATAGTCGATCGCATCCTGAACCCCGGTCCGGAACATCTCAAACACCGACGACGGCCGGCGCTCCGGCTGCACTCCGATCCCTGCGCCACCTACCGCCGACTGCATGACCGGCTCGTCAACCGACAGCCTCGCCCATTCATCGAAAGAGTTGTACGATCGAGGCATTCCTGGCTCTTCAACCTGCCCGACCTGGCCGCCCTCACTCGTAACCCAGTCGTTCCAATCCTTGTAAAGTCTCACCTCACTTCACCGCCGTCGGTCGCCGAACTCCGAGCAAACGCATCCGCCCGCCCGCCGAGTACTCCTGAAGATCGACTTCCACGATCCGGTCCTTCGCCGCACTCGCATGCCGCATAATCGGCCGGCCCTTGTCGTTGTAACCAATGAACACCCCGACGTGGTGGACCCTGAGCCCCTTCCGACCGCTGGATGGCTTCGTATCCTGGAAGAACACCAGATCGCCCGGCTGCATTTGCATCTGATTGACTGGCACACTCGCATCGAACTGCGTCTGCGCCGTCGCCGGAATCTGAATCCCTGCATCCCGGTAAACGCATTGCGTGAACTCGGAGCAATCCGTGAAGTTGCTGGATCCTCGCTGACTCATCGAGTACCGCTGAGGGTTCGACCCGCCCGGCATGTACTTCCGGCCCAACCCGCCGCGAGCCACCGGATTATCACCCACCGTCCCCGCCGAACTCGCGCCACTCGCCCGACTCTTGCGCTCTGCTTCGATCTGCTTCTTTTCGTCCTGGACTTCCGCAAGCTGGTCGCGGTAATTCTGCCATTCCGGATCGGATTCGAGCTTCGCCTGGAACCGTTTCTCATTCTCCGCGGCCGCCTGCTCCTTGGTCTTCCCACCCGTCAGGCCACCGGTCCACCAATGGCCACCGTCGCCCGGCTTGACGAACTCGCCGTTCTTTTCCATCTCCGCTCGGATCGCCGCCTCTAGCTTCGACTTGTCCGTCCGCAAAGACCTCTCCCGCTCACTCGCCGCTTCTCCCGCCTCATAGAGCGCCTTATCCAAGGCCCCGTTGGACTGGCCGATCTGCTGCTTCTGCAGGTCCAGCCCCGCCCAGCCCTGCGCCGCCGCCGCCGTCCTCGCTTCGATCGAACTGTAGATATTCGCGATCTCCGCCTGCTTCTCCGCGGGCAAGTACTTCGCCGTGATTCCGAGGATCGTGTTCTCGAGCAAAGCCTTGTTCTTTTCGATCGGAAACATCTCTTTCCCCGATTGCAGCTGGAACTCCCGGAGCTTCGTCATGACCTCCTGGTCACGCTCGGCCGGCGTCATCTGTTGCAACGTCTCGAACTTCTTGCCCGTCAACCCCTCAAGCAAAGCCGCCGCCGCCGCCCGATACCCCGGCCCACCCGTCTCGGAGAAAGCCGCATCGAGCGCCCGCCCGGCCATCGCGTTTTGCATCTGGCGGTCCATCTTCATGAAACTCGACTGCTCGCCGGCCACGAACAAGTCCCAGTCATGCCGCGCCTGGAACTCCGTGAGCCGAGCGTTGAACAATCGCCCAAGGTCCGCCTCCTGCGCCTGGAACTTCATCCGCTGCTGGTCCTGCTGCGCTTGCACGATCACTCCCGCCTTCTCGCGCGAAATCCCAAACTGCAGCTGGAACTTCTTGAGCTGGTCCTCATAAGCCTGCATGTTCTGGGCGTTCGTCATATCCGCCCTCCGAGCCTGGACCTGATAAGGCGCCGCCGCCGCATCGAACGCAAACTGAGGGTTCAACAAACCGACCACCAAACCCGCCAAAGCCTGGCCCGTCGTCGGCGCCCCCGGCTGGACCAAGTCCGGCCGTGTCGGCATCTTCCCGATCATCGCCTGCAGTTCCTCATAAGGCTTGCCAAACAGCTCGGGCGGCATCGCTTCGATCGACCCAAACTCGCGCAAACCCCAATTGAGCCGCTGCATGAACTGGTTATCCTCGCGCTTCTGGTCCCATTCGCGCTGCATCTCGTCGGTCGTTTTGTGGAGGTTCTCGTCGGAAAAGTAGAACGCCACATTCCGCTTCTTCTTCTTCGCCGCCGCAATCTGATTCTTCAGGTACTGGTGAGGCCCCGAGAGATCATCGTTAACGTCCTGCCCACCCGCGGCCGGCGTCTCTTCGTACTGACTCCCCGGCCCCCCCAAGAACATCTCGAACGGATTCACCGCTTCAGCACCTGCGAGTAATCAAGGAACCCGTCCCACTCCGAGGGCTGCCAGTTCAATCCCGTCACCACCGGCGACGTCGGCGGAGGGTTCACCCCCGGGAGAGGCGTGGCCATCGCCGGCGTCTGGCCCTGCGTCATCCACTGGTTCATGAACATCTGCAAGAACCCCGCGGGATTCGTTTGCTGGCCCATCTTCTGCCGAGCCATGTCCATCAAAATCTGCGACTCCTGACCCGCCCCCGAAGTCCCCAGCCCCGCCGCGGAAATCATTCCGTCCGGACGGAGCATGCTGAGGGCATTCATCTCCTCGCCCGCCACCTGGCCAATGAGCTGCGAAACGATATCCGCAAACGTCTGCTGGTTCTTCTGCTTCACGGAATCCAGCCGAACCCCGATCTCCGAATCACCCGGCTTGAATCCTGCCGTCGCGAGTGCCCCGGCCGTGTTCCCCATGTCCCGCTCTTCATAGTCGCCGAGCTGACGCTTTACCGCCTCAATCCGCCGATCCGCGTCATACACCCCCTCGGCCTGGTGCTGCTGAAACATCTTTTCGAGCTGCTCCTGGATGCTCGACGCCGTCTCGAACGCCTCCATCTGCATCCCTTGCGCCCGGGTCTGAGCATCGAGCGCCCGGTTATTGAGGTTGTTCGCGTCCCGCTGGGCGCGCATGTTCTGGATCAGGCCCATGACACCCGTCACCGCCGAAATGATTGGTACTGCTTTTGCCATCGTCTTATCCCTTCTTCATCAACACTGTCTTGGGCACGAACCCGACCCTTTTGTACAAACCCACTAACCTCATGTCCTCGACCGCCGCGTAGATCCCGACGGCGCCTTTGCTCACCAGGTCATCAGCCGCTGCCAGGGCTTGTCGCAAGACGCCCCGGAGTGCCCCGGCGTCCCCGTTGCTTTCCAAATTCGTCACATAGACCGATGCCGTCCCCGTCGAATACTCCATCAGGTACACGTCGCAGGTCGCCTCGCCCCCGTTTTCCGTCACATACGTCGCCCGATGCTTGAGCTCGGTCTGAGTTACAACCGAATCGAGGTCCCTCATTCTCGTCGCCTCTTGCCCATTGGGCCCCACTCCTCAATCACAACCTTCTCCACCGCGTCCGTCGACTCACTCACGTCCACCTGCAGCTGGTACCACTTCGACCGCGGAACTGAAGTCAGCCGCTTGTAAAGCTTCGTCGCCGCCACAATGTTCGTGACCGTCCCCGCCTCCGTCAAAACCTTCACCGTCACCGCGTTCGTCATCGGCGTCCGGAACACCTGAGCCGCGAACCATCGCCGGCGAATCCCCACCAGCTTCCCGCTGCGCCAATGACCGGTCGGCATGGCCGTTCCCGCGTCCCGCAGCAGGCCCCGAATCGCCGCGCCGGTCGCTGAGTTTCGAGAAATCTCGTCAATCTCCCCCGTGCTCCGAATCGCCCGCAGCCCGTAGCCCGCGGCCCACGTCCACCGAACCCACGTCAACCCCGCCGCATACTGGTGCGGGTGCCAATGTCGCTTACCATCGAGCTGCGACGGCCGCCGCAAAACCATCGCCCGATTCGAGTAACACACCCAAAGCGAATCCGAGTACTCGTCCGCATGAATCGACAGCTGAGTCAAGTCCGGAGTGTCGGTCTGAGTCAACTCCTGCCGAATCAAGCCCCGGCATGGCGCGGTGAGCTCAAACAGCACGTCCCCGTACTCCGCACTCTGCCCGGCGATCACCATCCAAACCTCCTGATCCTGGCCGAGGTACACCACGCACGGCCAACCTTCATCCGTTCGCCACCGGCAAGCCGCCCGCCCGAGAATCCCCTTCGAATTCGCAACCTTCCGAAACTCCGTCATCGAGCTCGGCGTCTCGCCATTGCTCAGATACGCGCCCCGCTCTCCGATCACGATGAGCGAATCACCGGCCGTCGAAGCCCACCGAGGCGCATCCCCATAGTCCGCCGCGAGATTCATGTCCCGCGGCCGCGTGATGTCGTCCTCGTCGAACGTCCCCTCCCGGTAGAGGTGCAACGCCCGGTTGATCGCCGAAAGCCGCACATTCGCCTGACCTTTGTCGTACAGCCAGGCTACAAACGACTTGTGAGCGCAGGCAAACTCAATGGCGCCCACGTTGTTGGCCGATGTCGGCACCGCCCGCTCCGGCATTTCGCGCAGCTGGCCATACGAATAGTTCAACTCGTGAGTCAAAACCGTGTCGTCCGCCCGCTTGATCAGCCGGTACTTCTGGTCATCGTCGAACTGGACATAGATCGCCACCTTGTCCACGAACGCCTCCGAGCTGGCCACCGTCGCAATCGTCGGCAGGTTCCCCACGAAGTCGCCCGCCATGTCGAAGTACTGCTTCGGATCGGCAATCTGCACCCACGCCGTCACCCCGATCGTCTCGGACTCGACATTGCGCAAACTGTCGTAGTACGCGTAACCAAACCTGACCTTATGCTCGCCCGAAGGCCCACCCGTCGCCGGTGGATCAGCCGCCGTCGAAAACGCCGTGAACGCCCCGTACCGGATACTCACCGTCGCCGGCCCCGTGGCTACAATATCGGTAAAGTCGGTTAGCCGAACTTCGATAAATCGGACGTTGTCCCAATCGCTCGCCGTGTACCCGCTCGGGAACTTCGCCCGAACCTTGAACTTCCGGTGAGTCGTGCCGAAGATGATCTCCTGCGTCGAATAGACAAACGTCACGTCCATCTGGATCGTCATCGGAGACCCGTCGTTATTGATCAGGTCAACTTCGATCAGTCCGGCGTTGTACTCATCGAGCTGCCACTGCACCGTCTCCGTCTGGAGCATTTCGAACTCAAACCCCGACTCCGCGGACAAATCCCAAACGCCCGTCGCCGTCGCCGACATGTCGAACCGGAAGCCATACCCGGCCGTGTAAGGCGGCCCGGAGATGCCATGCGTGATATTGAGGAAATCGGTTCCCGTCAGAGATCCAAAAACACTCGTCGCCGGCGACGTCCCGGTATCCGTAACCGCCGCGAGACCGGTGAAATCGATCGTCCCACCCGCGGTGTCGGCCGTCGCCTCCTGCGTGACCTCGAACCCCAACGTCGGCGCGGTCGTCGGTGGGCTCGGCGCGGCCGCGTCAATCAGGTCGAAGCTCGCCAAGTCCCCGATCGTGTGACCGTAAACCCCTTCCGTGAACCCCGGCCGCCAATGGTAAGACCGATCCGCGAACGCAAACGCCTGCCACTCGCCGGCGCCCAAGGCAAGCGGTACCGCCCCGTTCAAAATCTCCGTCCGAACGCCCGTCGCCGCCGCCACCGAGTACGGCTTGACAACCGCCGTCCGTTGTTCGATCGACACGTACTCTTCGGCGTAAGCCCCCGAGCTATTCCACCCGCTCAGCCAGTGCAACCCGTAAGCCACCTGGAAGCCCGCCGGGATTCCGTTGAGATTCCGGACCCCGTTCCGCGACACGATCGCGCCGGTCTCCGTGTTGACGTTCAGCGAGCTCTCGGCATACCCGTGCGGCATGATGAACGAACCCACGCTCCGCAGCACCCCGAGGAACGGGCCGAAATCAATGTAGTTCGTCATCGCCCGTGATAATGCCGCCGCCACCGATATCCGCGGCCACCCGCGTCGGCCGGACTCAGCTCGCGCCGGTTCTCCTTGATCGCATCCTGGATCGCATCACTCCACGCCGCCCGGTACCGGGCCACGCGCATCATCGCCTCTTCGTCACTCATCGTCGGCTCAATCGAGAGCTCCGCCGCCAGATAAGCAAGCGCGTCATGCAGTTCCTCCACCAGGTCCGGAACCGCGTCCAAATCCACGTCGGTCGGCAAACTCGCTCCCGCCGCCGTGTAACGAACCGCCACCCGCAATTGATCGAGCGCAATCGAGTTGCTCAGCTGGTGCACCGCAAGCGCAAACCCCGGGTCCTTCAGCTCCGCGATCGAGAGATTCGACGCATGAGCCATCGGACCATGCTCGGTAAGCGTCGGATGCCCGTCCGTGACATTAAGATTCGTCCCCGGCACGATGTAAGTCGGCCACCCGTAAAAGTAGACCATCGCCGTCGCCGGCCCGCTGAAGTACCCCGCAAGGAAGTTCTCCACCCAGACCATTTCGAGCGTCGCATCATCGGGCACTGCCGAGAAATCAAACCCGCCCAGCTCCCAAATCCCGGCGTTGCTCGCGAGGGTCGAATACCCGCCGCCCGCGGCCGCCGCATTCGCGATCGCCACCACGCCCGTCGTCGCCGTCGTCGCCGTGGCGTAAACCGTGACCGTTCCCCCCGCGCCGTCGCCACTCGCCTCGGTCGGGAACCCGTGGAACGCATACGTGCCATCGGACATGATCGCCCCCGGCAAGTAGTACCCCGCGAGGAAGTTCTCGCCGGCCTCGACCACCGTCTGCGCCGGCTTCGGATAGAGGTGCAAGAGCCGCGACCCCGAAGTCACCGCTCGCCGGACATAACTTGTGGTCGGCCCCGTGCGCCAACCCGGATACTCCGCATCGAGCTCCATCACCGAGCCCACGCGGTTCTTCCCCTTCTCGTCCTCGAGCAAACGGCCATTGATCACCGCGTTCGTCACCCGGTGCATCCGCCGCGCCACCACGTTCGGCGACTGGAAGTCATACTCACCAACGCCCGCCTGCAAGGTCAAGGGAATCCGCGGATGAAACGGCTTCAACTTCCAGCCGATCATCCGCAACGCCCGGTTGACCTGCGCAATCTGCTCGGCCTGCGTCGCGACCTGCCGGTAGTTCTCGTGCCGCTGCTCAAAATCCTTCTTCAGCAGCAGGATCTCCGAGAGTTTCATCGTCCGGCCATCCTGCTCGCCCGCTGAGCCCCTCGCGCAATCCTCATCTCGCGGTTCGCACTCGCGAAACTCTCAATCTCCGCGGAAGCCGCCGCGTCATAGCTCGCAAGCCGCGCCAAACCCTCTTCTTCGCTCACCTGAGGCGTCGCCGCATAGATCGCCGCCAAAGCCACGATCGGCGCGTCAAGGGCCTCCGGCAACTCCGAAGTCGTGTTCGCATCGCTCAGCAGCACCGGCAACGCATAACCATCGACATGCGCCGTTCCGCCCGCGTTCGGCTTCGGATACACGTAGAGCTTCCGCCCGATCTGAGACGCCCCGACGATCGTCCCCGCGGTTCCGCCCGCCGGCCAACCCGGGTAAGTCGCGTCCATCTCCGCCTGACTAAGCATCCCCGGCTTCTGCCGCCAATCCATGAGCGGCACCCCGTCAATCCGCACGATCTCCACCGCGAGCATCGGACGCGCAAACGCCACGTCCTCCAAGTCGTAAATCCAAACATTCGCCGACAGGGTAAGCGCAACCCCCATCTGATACCAACCAATCCGCCGAGCCACCGCCCGATACGCCCGGTTGATCTGCTGATCGAGGTCCGCATTCACCGGAGCTTCGCCGTGGAAGTTATCCAAGTCGGCCGCCAAGTACTTCCCTAGATGATCTCGAAACTGCGCTATCGTCATCGTCTAAACCGAAAATGCCCCCAGACCACCGAAGAGGTGGCCAAGGGGCCGTCGTTGTCCCCGTGAAAGGGAACCTAGCTCGTCACGCCGCGGAACTGGAAGTTCCGATTCACGCCGATGCAAGCGTGGGCCACCACGTAGTCACCCATGCGATGCATGACCGCCTTGAGCGTCGGATGTCGATCCCAATCCTTCACGCACTCCGTTGGGAAGTCCACCTTGAATCCCCACGTCGCCGGATCGATTCCGACGAGGGCACCCGCCTCCGTGTTCGGATCGAGCATGAAGTGCATGTCGCCGAGCATGAAGTGCTTGAATCCCCACTTCACGCAGTCCGCATCCTGGATCACCGTTCCGTTGATCCCGAACGCCGTCGCCGCGCGAGCCTGCATGTAGCCATATACCGCCGCCCCGCAAAGCAGAATGTGCTTCATCGCGCCCTTGATCGAGGCGAGAGTCTGCGCATTCTGAATCGTCTGGAACGGAAGTGCCGTCTGCGAAGCAACGTAGACCGCTGGCTTGAAGTTCGCGTTGGCCACGTCCGTCCGATCGATCGTGAGATACGTGTTGTCGTCCCGAAGGGCGTAACTGTATCCTCCGATCGTCGCCGCCGCCTGGTCCGCGTTCGCTGCCGTCCCCTGAGCTAGCGTTCGTTCCCGTCGCCGAGCAAAGGCCTTGAACTGCTGAACGAGCATCGAGACCCGCTGCTTGTCCGTCTTCTGGTCGCCGATCTTGATCCAGTGAGACACTGGCATCGAGTCCTCAAAAGGAATCTGCGTCACGTCCCCGACCATCGCACCCATGTTATTGGTGTAGCTCAACGCCCCGGCCGCCGCGTATTCGCCCGACCCCTGCGTCACCGGAGTATCCGTCCCGGTGTCCTGGATCATCGTCGCTTCGAACTTGTTGCCCTTGAGCGTGATGTCCACCGGCGCCGTGTAGTTCCATCCGTAGTTTCGCTCGGACGGTTCCCGCTTGCCCATGATGTGGTGCAAATAAGGATTGATCTGATACGAGAGGTCGTAAGCCTCCCGCGTGATCACGTTCGCGCTCAAACTCGCGAGCATGATCGTCGTGATTGCTGAATTAGCCCATAGTGCCATTTTCTTTTCTCTCTTGACTGCAGGCCCTTCCAGACCGTCTTGGGGACTCTTTTCTAATCGAGCGGGATTCCCGCCATCTCCGCGTAATCGTTCGGCGTGAGGTCAACCCCTTCCTTGCGCTTGCGCTTTTCGTCGGCCACTTCCTTCGCCGGCGTCTTCGTCGTGCCCTTCGGCAGACCCTTGATCATCTTCGCCTTGTGGAACTTGATAATCGCCGGCCCGGCCACCAGCTCAATCGCGCCCTTCAGCTCTGCCGGTGATGCCGACGGGTAACGCTTCCGCGCCTCCGCCACCATCGAATCCGTCACGATGAAGCCGTCTTCCTGAGCCTTGATCGCCTTTCGCGCCTTCGCCGCGGCGTCCGCAAACTGAGCCTCTCGCTGGTCGTTTCCAACCTGCGATTGACCTGCCTGCCTCGTCGCCCGCTTGCGCTCCCGTTCCCGATCCCGCGCGGCCTTCTTTTCGTAGTACTCCTTAACCTGCACTGGGGTCATTTCGTCGAAGTCCGGCTCTTCTTCCGGTTCGATCCATGTGCCCTTCAGCTTCTGGTGCGCCTCGACCCGTTGGCCAAACTCGGCCAGGCTCAGGTCGTGATGCTCCATCAGGTAAGCCGCGAACTCGACCGCCTTGATCGGTCCTTGATCCGCGTCGAAAAGCATGTTGCCAAAGGCCTGGAACTGGTCGAGCTGCTTCTGCGTCTCTGCCATCGTGTCCTTGGCCGTGGCCATCGCCTTCTTGTAGGCAAGTCTCGCCGCTTCGATCGTTGTGACCGACTTGGCCAGCTCACCCGGCAATTCCTCTCCGTCTTCTTCTTCTTCGTCGTCGTCGTCTGGCGTCCCTTCACCATCGGCGTCGTCATCGTCGTCTTCGTCCGGAGTTTGGGAATCGTCGTCGTCACCGTCCTCGGCGTCCGTCGTCTCTTCCTCTTCTTCGAGTCCCATAACCTGGATCATGCTGTCCAGTTCCGTGGGCTTTTGGTCGTTTTTCATCATTTACACTCCCTGGGCCGCGCCCGGTGCGCCTGCACCCTGCAACCCCTGTACGATCTGGCCAACCGCCTGAGGATTCGCTCCCCGCGCGATTGCCGCGTCTCCGCTTTGCATCAGCCACTTGTCCACGTCCTGGATCCCGAGCGTCCGCAAAAACTCTGTAGCAAACTGGAACGGATGGTACAGCTGGCCAATGTAAGGCGCCATCCGCTCCAATTGCGCCATCCGGCGCATCCTCTTCGCCTCGTCGTCCTGGCTGGTCAAGCTCTCCGCCGTCAAGACGAGCTGAGCCGGCTCGCGCAACCAAGCCGATATCTGCGAGTTGAGGTCCTCCGGGTCGTTCATCGCAATGATCTCCCCCTTCACCGTCACCTCAAACGGATCGCGATCGAACCGCTTCGCAATGTCGAACACCTTGGTCATCGCCTCGCGTAAGAACCTCACCGTCTGGAACGTCGTCCCCGACATGTTCTGCGAGACCGCATTCTGCATCTGGGCGATTTCAAACTTGGTCTTGTCGCCCTGAAGCGTTCCGCCTCGGTCAATCTCTGAGAGACCCGACATACGCCCGAACTCCTGCATCATCATCTCAAGGAGCTTCACCGCGCTACTGTCAACCTGCGGCCCCGGAATGTGCCACGCCGGCAATCCACCCGGATCGCCGTCGAGCTCAAATATGGATATCTCTGCCCCTTCTCGCCACCGCTCCAACTGCTCCGGATTCAGCAAGTCCGTTCGCATCATCGTCATGCCGGGAGCTGTGGCCAGTACTTCTTTCAGGTACTCAATGATGTCCCCAATCTGTTCCTCAGCCGACCGCTGAAGCGCAACTTGTCCGATCGGCTTGCGCATCCCCGGCGCGAGAAAATGAACCATCCACGCGAGCGGAATCCCCCCGAACTCATTTCGCCGCACGCGCATCGGCTTGTTGTTCAGCCCGCCGATCGTCACGGCCATCGTCGGCTCCGCGTCGCCAAACTCCCGGCTCCAAAACTCTGTCACGGGCACATAGGGCATGAGCTTCGCCCCTCGCCCGCTATTGGCCACCTCTTCCCGCTTGTGCCGCTCACAATGCTCCCGGCCATACCGGGCGCAAGCCACCGCGAACGGGAGGAACTTGACCACCGCCGCATACCGCGATCGCCGAGGGTCTCGCGCGGCCGGGTCCCACAAAACCTGCAAAGCCGGAACATGCCCGACGGTCACCCGCTGCAGGCCCGTCTCGCGATTCGTCTCAAGCCCGCTCTCGAGGGCGCCCACGCCGTGCTGCCGGCCGTCCATCCACGCGTCCTGGATCGCCTGACCCCACGGATCGCCGCCGCCCATACCGTGGTACCGGTAATGCCACCATTTTTTGCGGACCTCGACGTTGATCTCATCAAGCCCCGTCCAACCCGGCTCCGGTTCGATCGACATAACCCGCGACTGCGCCACCATCGCCGCCTGCATGCTCATTCGAACCTTGCCGACCTTGTTGTAGAAGCTCGTCACGTCCGGACTGATCGGCATATCGCCAAAATCGCCCGTGCCCACCGCGAACGAGTCGCCGCCACCGAACGCGTACCGCTGCTCCTCGAGAACCGCGTTGTAGAAATCCCGGTCGAACATGTCCTGCTGAAGATCGGAGATCTCCGCCGGCGACAATCGTCTCGGCTTACTCATTGCATCTTCTCCAGGAACTTCTTGCCCGACCGAAAATCGTCGGCATGCTTTTCGATGAACTTGGCGTGGTCATGCCGAACCTTCTGATCCGCCTCCGACAAAAGGTTCTCCTGGAGCGAATGCATAACCGTCCGTTCCGCCGCGAACACCTTCGCATGCGACTGGCTACCGCACTCCGGGCACGACTTATCTGCGAGGGTGGGAATCACGTCGAACTCACCCCCGCAGTCGTTGCATCGACCCCGATACATTCCCTAAGTGGCCGCCTCGGGTTCTTCGATCGGCATGGGCGGGAGCGGCCCAATGATCAGCTGCTTGAGCGGCATGTCGGCCGGAATCAGGAAAGACTCGGCATGCGGCTGGTTAAGCCACCGCTTCAGCCCCGCAATCTTGCCCTCCATCTTTTTCTTTTCCGATCGCAACTCGCGAACCTGGTCGCCCGCTTTCTCACGTTCACCCACAAAGTAGGCGATCGCCTTGTTCGACTCACTTCCTTCCGGATCGGCCACCGCGCCCGCCTCGACCGTCGCCTTCTGCTCGGCGTCAATCGCCGCACTCCCAAGGTGCTGGTCAATCGCTTGGTCAAATCCCTGGAGCTGCTCCTGCTCAAACGTCTCGCGTCGAAGCACTCCCACCAACTCACCCTCAAGCGTCGTCAATTCGACCGTCTTCGCGCTGCGCTGGGTAAAGTCGCGCATCACCGTGAGGCGAATATCGTCACCGTCCTTGTGACGGCCAACCTCGTAGTAAGCCCCTTCGACCCACAACTCGCGCGGAACTGCGGCCGGATCGAGCTCGCCGCGGATGATCGCCCGCTGACACATCACCAAGCGCAAAACCGGCTCGCTCAAAGCCAGCTCTTCCGGGAACATCATCTGCTCCCCGTCTGCTGGAAGCTGCGGCTCCTTGCCCAGCTCCTTGGCCCGACGATCGGCAAACTCCCGCAAATCCACGACTGCCTTCACAACCGCGTCATACACCTGTCCGTCGCCCGCGTTTCCGTCCAAGTAGTCTTCGACCACGTTCAGCAGGTCCTCGTCGGCCCCCTCTTCCGCTTCGTTCTCGAGCAATGTCATCAAGGCGTCGTACACGATCTCTTCGGTCAGGCCCTCGCCTTCCGTCGACTCACTATCGATTGGCGTCTTGCCAGTCGCCTCGTCTTCTGGGTCAACCGGGTCGGTCAACTGCTCTTCCAGTCCACCCTGAGCATCCGCCACGTCGGCACCCTCTGCGCCGGGTCCACGATCTCGCGGTTCAACCTGCTCGGCTCCACCTTCCGGACCAGCTCCGCCGTCTCCCAACTCATTTCCACCGGCGGCAACTTCAGCGCCCTTGGGTCCACGTCCTTCCTCAAGCGCCTTCTGCTCCTTACCGTCTACGTCTTTGTCCTTCTTTGTTGCCATGTCTCTGTCCTGCCCTGATCAAATTCCTTCGCCACTCAACCGACCCCGGAACCACCATGTCCACCTTCGGAAGCTTCACGATGCCCGAGAACCCTCTCGCCACCTCGTAAGCCCCGCCGCTAGCGTCCACCTGGTCGTCCGCCTGGCCACTCACATTTTCAAAATTGGTCAGCTCGCGCATGTAGCTACTCGCCCACTTCGCGCGTTCCATCTCATTCGGACCCACCAAGACGACTTCGCCTTGGCTGAGCCGGTTCAAGAACCCACTCGCCTTCGCAAGCTTGTCCCTCGTCCCCTGCTTGACTCCGACGAGTCGAATCTTCTGCCGTCCTTCGGGAGCTCCATACAGCCAAAGCCGCGTCTCCGGCCGACTGTCCATCTCACGGAACTCAAAGTAGCCCGTTGCCCTCAGGTCATTCATCGCCTGAATCGACAGCGTCTGGTGCTCCATGGCCACGATGGTTCCGGGTGGATCACTCGCCGCCACTTCCAAAATCACCTGCTTCGCCTGCGTTGAATCGATCTGCTCCCGGATAACATCGAGCACGTAGTAGACCGATCCCACCTTGGCCATCAAGAGCCCGACCGTCCAGTCGCCCTCTCCCGTAACCGCAATGTCCCAAAACCGAACATGCTGCGTGAACAGCGGCAAACTTCCGACCGACGCGAACTTGAACCAGTCCGTCTTCGCGTACTTGCCCGACAGAATCACGTCCCAGTCGCCGGCGAGCAGCTGCGCCCGCGTCACCTCATCGAGGTCCACAAACTGCTTTGCATACTCCTCAGCATCGAGGTGCGGGTTATCGCTCAAAGTGGACCGAATGAACCGTGTGTCCTTCGCCGGCGCGATTCCATTCTCCTCGTCGCCCATGAACCGCAACCGCAGCTCGTCATGACAGATTCCCCCCGGGTTTGCCGTCCGGAGCATCTGCGGCACGAAATTGTATGCAGGCGCCACCCTCAAGCGGGTCTTCACCCAATCCTGGAGGGACATCACGATCTGCCCAGATTCATCGATGCCGATCTTCCAGATTCCCGTACCTTGCCAACTCTCGAGCGACTGTTTGTTTTTCAGGAACTTGAAGCCGATTGTCGCCCCGCTCGGGAACAACCACTGCCGTTTTTCCTGTTGCCATCGCGCCGCCGTCCCCTTCCACCAGCTCGCCGCCACGTCCATCAACGCACCTGGCTCCTGGAGCGCTTCGAGCGTCTTGCGTGCAATTATTCCGCGGAACGCTGGACGCTCAACATCCTTGACCATCCACATGAGCAAGCCGACCGATTTCGCCCCTCCGGCCGCGCCACCGTAAAGAATGTCTAGTTCCGTTGCTTCGAGCAGTTCCTGCTGTTTGGGCGTCGGATTGTATGGGCACCACTTACTCCAGGTACCCGGCCTCTCGACCCCGACCTCTTCCTCCTGGCCGTACTTGATCCCCCGCCTGGCGAGCTCGTCAATGATCCGCTGCCTTGCTTCAGGACTCAGCTTCAGCATTCAAAACTTCGACCAACTTCTCAGCCGGAACCTTCGTCAAATCGACCTCGCGCTTTTCGGTCCAGTCGCCAACCTCAATCGCCGCCTGGCGCTCGTTGTCCCGTTCCTCTTTCAGCAACCTCACCAGGTCCCCAACGTCGCCCGCCTTCGCCCGCTCAATCCGGTCGGCCAAGAGATTCGCCCGCTCATTGCGCCTGAGCAACCGCGCTTCGCGATCCTTCACCGCGAGCTGAACGCCATTGCTCCGAATCATGCCGAGAATGTCCTCCTCGACGTCCTTCAGACACTTCTCAAACTCCGGCTGCTGCTTCCAGTTCTGAATCGTTCTTTCCGTCACCATCGCCGCCGCCGCGGCCGCACTCTCCGTACCACCCGCGGCCAGCACCATCACCGCGTTGTACGTGAGCAAGGTCATCCGGAAAGCCATGTATCCGGCACCTGCGCCCTAATCGCGAAACTCAGCCCGATCGTCAAATCCGGCTGTCCACCCTGCGGGAACAGGACGGCCAAGCCACCCATGACCGCCCATTTCTCCCGCTCGTACCGATAGCCGAAACCCACTCCCGGCGACGGCACGTTGTCATCGAGGCGTAGACCTGTCACCAGGTCCATGCTAAACCCACCCCATGACTCCATCAAAAACCTCGGTTCGAGATACTCCGAGCCCGACAGACTCCACGAGTACCCCACATAGGGGGACCACGCCCCGGACGTCGTCTGCTCTCGCCTTGCCGGCCGAATTGGCCAAACCGACTCCGCACAAAAGGACCAGTGGAGGGCGCTCTTCTTGCCAAACGCCCCCACTTCTGGCCCGGGAGTTTGGTGGGCCTGGGATACCCACTGCGCACGTCCCTGTGCTGGCTCCGCCGTCTCGCGGCCAACATCCGGAGCGGCCGAAGCCATCCCCATCATCGCCACGATCATCATAAGAAGAATCTGTCCTAGTCTTTTCATTTCCTTTTCACCTACCCCGGGTCAAAGCGTCTCAATCGCGCTGTAGTAACACTTCGTGAGCACGTCAGACTCATTGATCAGGTCAAACGCTTCGCCGCCCAATCGAATCCGATCCATCTCGTCTCCGCTGGCCCAAGAACGATAAATCACGATGTCGCCGACATGAACGCTCATTTCCTTCACCATCAGCCCCGCGGCTGCCGGAAAGAACGCCCCTGGCCCTGCCGCAATCACCTTGCCGATCCGCAGATTCCGCCCCTGCTGGGTCCGCACGGTCAGGATCCCATTCACACTCTCTTCGATCCCTTCCATCGGAACCACCGCGAGCGTGTCGCCCAGCAGCTCGCCCAGCTTCAGCGTTGGCCGCGGAACATCGAGCACGGCTTCGATCGGAACCGCGAACTTCGCTCCGTTCACTCCAGGCCTCCGCTCTGGCCATCCTTAAAGTCGAACATCAGCCGGTCGTACACGATGCCACCCACAAAACCAACCACCGCGGCCACCGCCTTCATCCACGGCTCGTTAAAACCGAACGACTGAGCCAGTCCCACGGCCGCCGTCGCAAACGCTGCCGCCGTTCTCCACTTGATTTCCTTGTCAAACATCCTTGCCACGCTTCCAAACTGTCTTCATCTGCTCTTCCTGCCGAGCAATCTGCACCTTCAGCTCCGCCATGTCCCTGAGCAACAGGTCCAACTTTGCTTCGATCCGCGCCGAATCCACCTCTTGGTCCGCCTGTTTGCGAGTCAGGTCCTCGACTTGTATCCTCAGCCGAATCATCATCGCGCCACCGGCTACTGCGAGACCTAGCAGGAACACGATCAGACCTTGCCAATCTTGCACCTGCGTCAATCCTCCGCTCCCAGGCAAACCAAGACGCCGATCCGGAACGCTCGCATATCAACCTTCCGCCCTGGACATGACTTGCGCGGATCAGGGATATCGAGCACGCCCGTCATGATCGCGAGCGCTCGCCGGAACTTCCCTACCTCGGCATGCCCGAGCACTCGCATCGGATTCGCCCGATACTCCTCCTCTAGCCCATTCTCCCGAACCAGATTCGCCACCAGCTTGTAACCCGCGCGCTTCTGCTCGGCCGTGAAGTCCGCATGATCGCCGTGACCACTGAAGCACACCCCGATCGTCGTCCGATTGAAACCCTCGACGTGCGCCCCGCTCTTGTCAATCGAGCGACCCGCCTCGACCCGGCCATCGCGCCGGATCACGAAGTGATAACCGATCCCATTCCACCCGCGCGCACGATGCATCCGGTCAATGTCCGCCGCGGACGGGTCCAAGACGCCCCGAGACTCATTGAAGCTAGCCGACGTGTGAATCACGATATGCGTAACCTTGCGCGTCGTCCGGAATCTCATTGCCCTAAAACCGAACCAGGCCCTGACGATCTCTCGCCGGGCCTTCGCCGGGTGTCCCTATTCGACCATGCCCTGATTGGCAGGCACCAAAAAAGCCGCGGCCTTTTAACAGGCACACGACTTGATGGTTTCCCGACTATACAAGCCGGCCCGATGGCCTGTCAAGCCTACGGGACGAAATTTTCGGAAAATACTAGCGGATTTCCATTCGCGCCCTTCGGTTCAAACTGGCCTCCTCTTTCTGCCGCTGCCTCTTCAGCTCTCTTTGCCTTTGATCCTCGGCGCGATTACCGTGCCGCATCCGCTCGTCGTCTTCCAACTTCTTCAACACCTCGTCAGGCTGCGGGTCGCCACTCCTCAACATCTCCCACTTTTCAAAGACGACGATCGCAGCCCGTTCAAGGCGATATCCGGCCTGCCGCTTTTCTTCCGGATGATCTGTGCCAACATACTCGGCCTCGAGGTCCATGATATCAACGACGTCTTCGACCATTGAGACGAGCACAATGGCGTAGTGATTTAGCAGGGTCTGAGCCGCAGGATATGAGGCTCGCAGCGACTTGATCAGCTCGGCGCTCAGCCGCTCTCTCTTGTCGTAAATGTAGAATCTCACCGCGCCATGGGACGCCTTGTGGGCGCGCGCGTCGGGATGCCACTTGCTGACGTAACTGAGGATATCTTCGATCTCCTTCGAGTAGTTTAAGATAAAGGTACTGGTTACATTCATAGGAATCACTTAGGCCATCGAATACGACAGCCACAAGTAAAGACGGTGCACCGAATGAAACGATGCACCGTCAGTCTACTCCCGCAGGGTTTGGAGATGTCTACATCTCGCTGAACAGCTTTCCCTGGCGTCCCCGGTACTTCCCGATCTGAATCCGCTCCCAGCACTCCGGACCGATTCCTCGACGCTGCGAAACTCCATCGCGCAATCGCCGGCCACACACGCGGCAATACTGACGGCCAAAGCCGAGCGGCTTCTTCAATGACGGATTCTGCTTTTCCATTTTCTGTATACTCCCGGTCGTCGAATTGATTTTCTGGTTCGACCGGTCGGGGATGCGCTAACATCGCCCGACATATTTATTCTAGAATATTATTCCCGAAAAGTCAAGGGGATTCCTGAAGTTTTTCTAGCTCCATCTGATTCCGTATCAGCTGCGCGATCGTGTCACTTTTCTGTCGCCGCGACTGAAGCCATCTTGCCTCGTCTGGAGGTAGGCAGATTCCAAACTTTACGACGTGCTTGTCCAACGGGACCGGCTTTCGCCCTCGTTTCTTCTGGTCGTCCTTGAGCATCTATTTTGATTCTAGCACCAACTCCCACGCCCTATCCAAAATCCAGGCATCCCAAATCACCTGCCAATTCTCCGTAGCCGAAGCCAACTCCGATCGCGTGAGAATCTTCTTCCCGACATACCTCTCCATCATCTCTTCTTCCGTCACCTGGCGCCCGACGGCCATCGCTGTATAGCGCATCGTCACCGCCTCCCGCATGCCGACGGGAGCAACCCCAAGCCAACATTCGACGGTCAGATAGTCGGCCATCATCGACGTCACGTCCGGAATGACGGCCGCGGATCGCGAACGATGGCCACTCGGAGGCGCTCCCGCGTTGCCCGCTGCCTGCCAAACCACAACCTCGCCCCAATGGGCTAGCAGCCGCTCAACGTCCTCTTTTGCCATCTGGACAAGTGTCTTTCGCTCCTTAGGCTTCTTCATCCTTCAGCACCTCCTTCGCCACCGCGGCCAGCTCCGCTCCCGCCATAACATCATCCGGACCCGAGACCCGAATCCCACAACGCGACGCCAGCTCGAGCACCGCCGCGCCATGCTTCTGCGCCCATTCCTCACCCGTTCCCGCGTCAATCGCCGCCTCGAACTGCGTGAGCACTCCCGCCAGCTCGTCGCGATCTTGCCGCCTGGCCACCTTCGACTCAACCGCCCAATGCCGAAGCGAATACGTCAAGTGCCGCGCTCGCGAGACCCAATCCGGATCGGGCACGCTCTTCGCCGGCGGCGCATCCTTCCCAAAAGCCGGATCATCGCGCCAACTCATGGCCAAACCCTCAAAACCCGGAGGGTTTCCGGATAGTTTGTAAGTTCAAACCGGAGGGTTCGGAGGGTTTTAGCCACTTTCACGCAAGGCGCGTGCATGTGTGCGTGTATGCGTGTGCGCGCGCCTGTACGCGTAACCCCCCAAAAACTATCCGAACTATCCGGTTTAGGTTCAAAAACTATCCGGGAAACTATCCGGGCAACTATCCGGCAACTATCCGAAACTATCCGGGTCATTCCGTCGCCTCCGCTTCCGGTTTGAGTTCGATCCCCAGGTACCGGATTGAATTTCCGGCCGTCTTCGCCTTCGCCAGGCCATAGACCGCCAGACGGCGACCCAAAATCGTGTGACTCCACGGAGTCGCCCCGCCCTCTTTCGCCCAACGGACGTAGGCACGATACAGGTCTTTCGACTGCACCCACCCGCCGGCATCGACCGTCGTGCAGTCCCTAAGAAACTGTCCGATAACGTCCATCTCGTCGCGGTAATCATCGTGAGATTCCTTAATCGATTTCGGCAGGCCAAGTCCCTCCTCATACCACTTAACACACCCTGCCACCATCCAGGCCAGAATTCCCTCGCGTTCGCCCCAAAGCTTCGCTTTCAGGTCAAGGTCACGATCCTCTTCTGCGACTTGTCGAACAAACGAGATAGGCACCAACCTTCGCCAAAACGAGTCGCCTGGATCGGTAATAACGGGCCTTGCATTTCCCGTCAACCACAATTTGAAAATCGCGTAGAACTCGAAGGAATCTTGGCGCATATACCTTGCTTGAATCACCTCGTCACCGGTCAGCCTCTTCACCAAGCCTTCATCGAATCGGTCATTCTCATTGACCTCGACGGCCTTCACGATCCGAGCTCCACGCAATCGAGCAAGGTATTCAGGCACCGCGTCCTGATACTTTTTCATCATCAGATGCTTGGGATCGATCGTCGTCGTAAAGCCGCCGGCAATCCGTGAAATTGTCTCCAAGAACGTGGTCTTCCCCGTCTTCCCTTGGCCGTAAAGAAAGAAGAACTTTTGCTCGCTCGTTAAGCCCGTAAGAGAATATCCAGAGGCCTTCCACAGATATCTCATCAACTCATCATCATCACCAACTGTTTCTCGCAGAAACTTAATCCATAAGGGACAGTCCGCGTCGGCCTTGTAGTCAATGTCAATAGCCCTTGTGATGTACATACTTCGCTCCGCTGGCCGGAGCTGGCCTGTGCGCAAATCGATATAACCATTCCGCACAGGTAACACTTCAAGAACTTGATCGAAAATGCCCGGCACTACCGGAACCCCAGGCATGTTTTTTGCTAATTGCATCATTGATTGGAACCCTTTAGAATCCAGGGAGTACTTCGCAAACCGTTTGGCCGCTCGTTGTGCTCCCTCGCGCTCTTTTGCTTCGTCCTTCGACTCACCCTCGACCGGTTCAAACATCTGCCTCCCGGTCTTGTCCACCTCTCTCGCGATCGGCGTCCAAAACTGTTGAACCGGAGACCCTCCCGTTTCGTCCCGAACCCAGCAATGGCCATCCCAAACCATCCAGGACCCAAATAGATGGCACCACCGAAGATCCTCGCCATGCCGCTCTAGGAGCAGTTCCGCGTTATCCGTGTCGGTCCACGGGAGCCATTTTTCTGCGTTCGATTCTCCCGGCGGCGGCGTGGGTGGGGTGCGGGGAGGGCCCGAAGCTCCGCCACCCTCGACCACGGAAAGGGCCGGTTGCTCCGAATTCGCCGCCTTCTCCGTGGCAAGGCGCTCGAGCTCCGCGGCCGGGTCAATCTCCACGAGTTCGTCAAGCGTCTTGCCGGCCGCCAAGTGGTCATCCGCGTCTTTGCCGACCGCGGCCTGCACAATCCTCAAGTGAGTCTGCCCGGCCTCCCGCAGGGCCTCCGCAACCTTCATCGCATGCTGGTATCCCGCCTTGTCCCGATCGCACACGATCACGATCTCCCGCGCGGCTAGCAGCTCATGCGTGTACTCCGCTCGCCATTTCCCGGCGCCCATGGGATTGCACGTCGCGCTCTCACCCTCGCGCCGGATTGCCTCAACATCTGGCTCACCCTCGCAAAGCCAAATCCGGCACTTGTTCGCGATCGCGTCCCGAACATCGATCAGCCGGTACAGCACGTAGCGAACCTCTTCGAACCACATCGCCCGCGAATCCGCCGGCATGTTGTCCGGGTCAGCATCGAGCAAACTCCAATACTTTCCCTTCGGGATATACCAACCCGCCGACAGCGAGCCAATCACATCCCCATTGCTCAGCTTCCGGCGCTGGATCATCCGGTTCTTGGCCGGCTTGCCGTCCTCGCCTGGTGGATGCAAAACCCTCACGGTCTCAAACAGCGTCTTCCCCGCCTCGTCCTGGTAGAGAAACGTCCCGATCTCCTTGGTTCCATCCTTCCAGACCGCCGGCTTCCCTCGCCGTTGGTTCGAGTACCGATTCTCCCGCGTCCGCTTGTCCTTGGCCGGAAACAGGTCTCGCTTCGCCAAGCCGATCGCGCCCAGGATCGCTTCCGTCGAACAACCGGCCGACATGCACTTGACGCAAGCCGCCCCGTCGCTTGCTTCCCAAACCCTCAGCGAGGGAGCCTGGTCTTCATGTGCCGGGCACCGGCAATTGTGATACCGGCCCTTCCGGTCAACAACGTCTAAGCGGGCGAGGATGGATTCGAGCGGCCTTTCCATGGCCACCCCTTACGCCTCGTCATCCGTGTCGTCGCGCCGACGTCGTTCCTCGACCGCCTCCAATCGAGCCCGTGTCTCCGGCGAAAGCATCTCCCGATACGACGGGCAGGGCGCCGCCTCGTTGCCGCTACGATTTCCGGGATTTCCCTTTTTGTTGGCCACCGGAATCCTCCTTGATTCGCAACTTCCTCACCAGGTCCTCGGCCATCTCGCCGGCAACGACCTCCGCCCGATCCTCGCTCATGCCGAGCGGCACATACCGCACAATCCGCCCCCGAGCATCGAGCACACACGCGACGAACGTGACCCGGCCCTGCGAGTCCGTCTGCTCCCGAACCGCTCCCCGATACGTCAACTCAGGTCCTCCGGATACACCTTGTGGAAGTGAGCGACTGAGGCCTTCACCGTCCTCAGCGAATGGCCATTCTGGTAGGCGATCATCGCCGCGCTGTATCTCTGCAGAAGCGCGCAGACGTCGTCCTCGGCCATCCCGCAAGCCGCGGCCAATGCCGGCTGCGCCTCCGCGTAAATGAGTCCCCCCTGGAACGTCTTCTCAACCGTCGCCTTATGCCAATGCCGCAAGATCAGCTGGACATCCTTCCAATCCTGAACCGCGTCGTGTATCCGAGATTCTCGGCCCGCGTCGTCACGGCCCAGCTCATCATCCTCCACGGTCTCGGCTTCCGACTCCTGCGCCTCCTGATGCTCCGCCAAACTGACCCCGAGCGGCTCATTCGTCTTGACCATCTCCCCGTCCGGCCCCTTCGAAACGACGACCATGGACGGCCGGATCAACGACTCCAGTTCCTTCGGCGAAAACGTCCCCTTTGCCGAGTACGTGAGCCGCGGCCAATCGATATCCTGGTTCGCCTCGTATGCCTTTCGGACCCGCGCAATCACCGAAGCGTTGCTCTTCATGAACTTCAGGACCGCCTCCTTGCGCAAGCCGACCGCCTCGGCCACGTCCACCGTCGCCTTAAGCGAACCGAACTCAATGAGCATCGTCACCGCCTGGTCACGGCTCACGGGCTGCCCGGCAAAGATTGGCCAAACTTCCTCTTGCTTCCCCGACTGCTCAAGAAACCTTGCCTCAATATCCTCTACCGTGAGGTCCCCGGGTGAACCCACGACTTCCTGATTCGGCAGCCGGCCCGCCCATTCGTCCATCTCGTCTTCGACCGGCCACGATACTTCGATATGCTTCGACTCACCTGCCGCATGGTCTACGCCGACAACTTTAGGTGTTCCAATCCCTGGAATCAGGCGCATGGGCGGAAACAACCCTAACGGACCTGGCGGCACGAGCATAGCTAGGGCATCTTCAATCTGCAGCTTAGAGTCTCGCGCCCGAATCAACTCCGCGATGATCGGATCATAAACCACGTTGATCTCCGCCTGGCTCATGCCGTACCGCAGGCTCCGCTTCTCCTGGACCGCATCGATCACGACTTGCCACTGATCCTGCGAAAGATGAGTCACGATCCCGCCTCCGCCTTCTCAAACGAAACCGCCCCCGGCCCTTTCCGTTTCCGCTTCGAAACGGTTGCCTTGACCGCCTTCGCCTCTTCCTGCTCCTTTTCCCACTGGAGCAACTTCTTCGGCTTCTTGACCTCGAGCTCCGCCTCCGCCATCAGGTGATCAACGTCAATCCCCGCGTCCACGGCGAGCTCGCCCAGGCTCTTGCCGTTAAGCTTGTCATAACCTCCTGCGAGCCGATCATAAAACCTCGCACGGATCACGTCCAAGATTTCCCCTGGTTCCAGCACGAGGTCCTCGGCCTTGATCTTTCGTCTTTTCGCTATCTCAGCCTTCCACTCCCAAGGAATCATCCTCGCCAAGATGATCAACTCTTCGATCGGCTCACACTTCCGAGCCAGCATCGTCGCATCAACCAAGGACTCTCGAAACTTCGCCCGGACTTTCTGCTCCCAACTCGCCTTGGCGGACACGGGATCAAAGTCTTTTCCGCCAACCTTGACCGGTTTCGGCTTGTAGCGCACCATCCCGGCGTTCCTCCCCACCATCCAAATGATGACGCCGTCATTGGCACACAGCTCATCCTCGCGATAGCTGTATGAGTTCTCGCCAATGTTGGCCTCCCGAACGTCCCGGCCCTGGTCCAAGAGAGCTTGCTTTCGTACTTGCGCTCCAGCCTCTGACTTCTTCTGCCAACACTCCGAATCCAAACACCTTGGTTCTTCAACCTCGCGCATCTCCGGAAACAGACCTTGCATTGCGTCGCTTCGCTTCGGGCAACCATCGCATGAGCCAATCCCAGCGAGCACCCCGCATTGAGTGTCAAACGTTGCTTTCCCTAGCACATGGAGATTGCAGCGAGCATCGTCGCGGATCTGCTTCACCGTCACATATTCGTCGTCAACATACTTCTGCTGGAAGCTTTCCCCGTACTTGCTCAGCTCAAGCGCGACCGAGAAACTCACCTTCCCCGCGAGCAACCGGTCCGCCACTTCCTCGCACAAGTTCATCAGATTCAGCCGCTGGC